TTGGTTTGCGCTCCTTTGCTGATAACCACCTACTGCACCCATTATACCAGCTGCGGCCATACCTACACCGGCTAATACATGTAACGCCATATCTAATTCCTCCTATAAAAACGTGGTGAATAATTCCCTTCCCACATCATGGAGTTCAGTGACACTGGAAACGGTGAGTTACTAAAAACTCTTAAACTAAAGTTTTCTGATCGTTGATGTATTGGTACTGTAAACACATTCTCCTCTACTAATGGTACATCATCTGCTAAATATTGTCCTGCTTCTTGTACTGGTTGTACGTCATACCAGGTGTCTGTAGTGATAGCTATTTTCTGTGCAGGAGTGACTTTATTAGCTACTGTTGTTTCTCCCGTAGGAGCAGTAGTGAAAGTAACAGTACTCTGTGTATCTGTAGACGTCACTGTATAGTCTGTGTTAAAAACCTGTCTAGCACCGTCTAAAGTAACCTTGATGCCATTCTCCTCTTTAAGTAAGAACGGTACCTCATAGGACTTCCCAGACGTACCTGATTTAGCATCTGCTACTGTACCTTCCCACAAATCTCCTCTATATCCTTTACTCTTAACTTTAAAACCTACAACACTAGAAAGACCTACAGCAAACTTCATACGTGCAATCGTTAGATTAGCAGTATAGTCAGTAGTGTTATCATTCTTCCTGAAATATGTCTTTGGTAATTCAACATCATAGTTATACTGGTAACCTACGTATACGTTAGCAGCTTCTGATTCAAAGTTTTTTCTAGGTATTGTAAAGTAAGTACCATCATCATCAGAACCTCTTCCAGGGTTAATAGTGAATCCTGAATCAGTGACACCTGTACCTTTAATTAATATTACTGGTGTAAGGTCAGTTAGATCTGTGTAAGGTATATAACATTTAGATAGGTCATCTGTTGGATCATAAACAACTTTCTTTTCAGACGCACCAGCAGCACCATTAGTAGCTGCAGTATACATATCCATGTGTGGATTAACTTGTTGACCATCACTAGTAGTGATGATGTCATCAGTTGTAGACTTACTTACATTAACTTTAAGTAGCGTATAAGTTGTACCATTCTCAATAACTAACCACATGATATCGTTATCAATAGTACAGAACTGTACCTTACCTGGTAACTCCCACTTAAACCAAGCTTGCATTACTTCTTCTTGTCCTAAAGTATATACACGATACATGTATATAAACTTATCATCACTACTGTATACACCAGTGATTGAATTCTGTGGACTAGAGAAAAGGTTATCTATTTCATCAGGTATCCATTCTGAGACTGCTCTACTGATGTCTTGAATAACAGGATTCTGTTCTAAACCTCTAGTTTGCATACCAAAGATACGGGAGTAACTAGGAGTTTTACTAACAAAGTTAATGTTAGTACCAATATCAACAGGATCTATATCTGTGTCCATCTCGTAGTTAGAGATTGAACGTATGATTGCGGTGTCTGGTGTTAAGATACCATCCTCAGCAAACATCATAAACTGTTGATTCTTACTGAATAGGGTTAAACCTTGAGCTGTGGGTATGACACCATGTAATACAGCAGGTCTAACACTTGAACAACTCAAATCAATAGGATCATCTGCAGTAAGAGTTAAAGCAGAAGTGAAGTAGAAGTTATAATAATCCTGTGCTCTACTAATTGATACATTATCTTCAGTTAAGAAACCTAATCTACTGTTGTAAAGGAATGTTTGTTGAATAGTTTTATCGACAAAAGATGGTTGTTCGTTAGTTTTATCGTCACCAACTACTCTATCTTTCCAGTCAATCTCTCTGAATATAAAACTATCAGTATCATTGTTGTATAATTCATGAGGCATGGTGGTGTTATTCAGACCAACTGATACTGTAGGATCTATAGTTTCTTCCCAGAAACCACGTCCAGAAGTACCGTCTTCTGCTTTAAACTGAGCCCAGTATGCACTCTTCTCATCCTTAGCTGTATTCATTATCTTCACTAACCTACCATGCATAGCCTCATCAGGTAAGTCAGGTACATTATTTACTTGTTCTTGATATACAGTTAAGTTCTTACCACCTTGATCATCAGTAGTTTCAATTGTGAAGGCAGTATCAGATTCTAACTCAATAGACGATGTTAACTTAGTTACTGTTGTACCAGAATCTGAATCTGACCAACCAGATAATGCTTTTATGTTAGTAACTAATTGATCTAATACATCACCTGTGTTTAATACTTCAGTAGCACCTGAAGCATCTTCCATCTGTGTAATGTAGTCCGCTGTTTCTGAAGAGTCAATCTTTACCCTGTACCTAGAACCATACCTAACATTTAGAATACGTATTGTTGCTTTTTTATTTCCTACATAAGTTGGTTCTGTTTCAACAGTTATTTTAGTGGTTTTGTTTGTAACAATTGTAGTATCTTGTACTGTTAATATGTCATAATTTTTAGTAGGGTTATCGGTAAAATCTGTTGCTGGTTGTAAGTAATTTTGTGCCGTTGGTCCAGAGACATAATCCCAACGAGCTGTGTTATCTGTTATGTCAGTACCTGTACCAGTAGGACCACCACTTGAATCAGAAGTACCAGCTGTATCACATACATAGACTTTACCACTGTCATTGGTGACTTTGTCTCCTACTGTATATGCTGTACTAGCAACCCATGCTAATGCATCGTAATGAATAGTACAAACGTTACCTGTTATAGCATTCCAAACAGCTACATTACCAGGACTTCCTGTACTTACTCTACCTATGTACTGTTCATCACCATCCCTATGTATATAAAACCACTTAGCTTTATCCAAAGATGAAGTTGTTAATGTTTTTATAAACTTAGTACCTGGTCTTTTTCTTAAACCAAAGGTTGGGTCAGGTAGAGTGTTATTACATTCTCTTACCTGACCAGCCTTTTTCTTACTATCTATTTGTCTCGATACACCACCTAAATATGTGGGTATAGTTTGAGTGACTGCTGCCATTAGCGATACAATGCGTGATAAGGTTGATAACTGTTGTAGTAGTTGTGTCCTTGAGGATGTCCAAAGAAAGTATAGTCCCCTTGATTAGTTTCATACTCCATAACAGTAGCTCTATTCACAGCTTCTCTTTGTTGAAGTAATTTATACTGGTCTGTATCTCCTACGATACGACTGGAAACAATTGTTGCTGCTCTAGATGTGATGTAATCTTGAAAGGGTACAGGCAGATCAACCCAATCAAATTCCCATACGACATCTAGATAAATAGTATCACCAGCAGCATCTGTGAGTTTAGTTTTATCTGCTTTATCTTCTACATTTTTATCGTATAGTTTCCCGTCTCGTCTTACTACATCTTTATCATAGTAATTTGAATTAGATGCAGATAAGTCTACTTGTAACATCTTAGCAGGTATGACATATTCTTTATTTTCATCTGTAACTTCTTTGTAATTAAGCTCTGTATTAAAGCTCCAGCCTTCTGCCTGTACTTCTCGTGATACTTGTAGTAAAGTATCGTAAGCAATCGCAACGTCCGGGTTGGTTTGGTCGAGAGTGGTTACAGGCGCCTGACCAACTGACGCTAGTATTTCGTTGACTGCTGGTAATTCTTGTGTAGCGTTAGTGGTAGGAATTGGCATAATGTATAAATAAAAAAAAGGGACCCGAAGGTCCCCGTGTATAATGTGATAAAATTACCAAGCAGAGTTGCCTGTTGCATTACCTGCATACAGTTCAACAGCAGCAGCAGGATTCAGGTAATCAGCACCCATGGCCAAGCGGCCAAGGATTACGTCACCCTGATAAACTACGCTGATGTCTCCACTAGTAACTTGTACTTGTGGGCCGATTGCTTCGACAACACCGGCAGCTTCTTTCTGGAAGATCAAGCCACAGGAGTGGTTGAAGTTTCCATCACCAGTATCGTTATGTGCAGTATCATATGGATCAGTCTTTTCTGAAGTACCTTCACCATATCCTGATTCGGATTTAATACCACCTTCACCTGTCTTAGCGGATTCAATCTGTGGGTTCACAAATGTTCCGGTATTACCAGGATCAGCGGGTCCACCAGTGATACCGTACTTAACACCATACCTATCAAAGAACGGGATGTTCATTGATTTGTAGATTTTAATACCGGCAATTTCGATAACACCTTGACCGCTTTGCAATGCTTTACCCTGTACGTCACGGTTAACCAGTCCACCGTCTCCGACTTTCTGGATTAGTTCGTAGTACTGACGTGGGTTTAGTACACCACAACGTCCATCAGAACTTACACCCTTCTCATCGAGGGCAGCAGCAGCATCATAGAATGCAGCAATTAAGTTATCAGCATCGAATGCTTCTGATTGAGCAGGGGTGCCAGCAGCACCAACACGGATCTGTGTTCCGCCTGGTTCTACGAAACCAGCTTTAGTGATAGGGCTAGCCTTACGTGCAGCTTGTGTTACAGCACGGAAGATCAAACGGTCATACTTTTCTGCAAGAGCATACCCGATCTTCTTGGAGATTTCTCCACGAAGTTCGTAGTGAGCAAGTGTCTCATCGAGTTCGTATACGAAGGCGCTAGAAATGAGGAGATCATCACAGGTGATAGTCTTCTCAGCTACTGGTGGTGCACCATCACTGTTACCAAGAATGGAATTTCCTGGAGTATGGTACTCAGCTTTTGTGTGTCCAGTGTAGATGAACTGTAGAGATTTACCGTTCTTCAACGTGCGCTTCATAACTAGGTCACGAGCGATGGCGTTGTGTTGGAACCCTTTAAACATCTCGCCTGAAAAGAGCTTGAGATATAGGGCTCTTGCGTCACCTGTTGAATTAGATTGGCCCTGCCTAGTAAGTGAGGCAGAGGCATCTGATTGTTGTTGAGCCATTGTTACTTAAATAAATGTATTGTTTACTTTCTCACGTGAAATTTTTGATCAATTTGTTTGTGGTCTTTCCCACCGTCTAGACGGCAAAAGGTATCCTCGTAAGGGCTAATGCCAATGAAGGAGAGGTCCTACTCTGAGGTGCCTCTCCTCCTTCCCTACAGTATCTCTACTTCATCGGGAGTTTCATCACTAGAAGATTGCTCTTCCTTATCTTCCTTCTCTTCAGTTGAAGGGGTGAACCAGGTGATGCTGGCTCTTGCTTGATTACACTGTTGTGACATAATTACTTTCGTTTAGTAGACCAAGTCATTTCCATACCAAACCCTAACAGTAGGGCTAAGCATATCATGTACAGAAGGTCCATCTAGAAGGCCCACTTAAGTCCAGCTTTGGTTCCGTAGTTGTTGTTGTCAACGTCAGTTGTAAGAAAACTGATTTCTCCATAAACGGACACAGCCTCAGTTGCTTGAAAGGAGCCTCCGGCTTTACCAGAAAATTCGGTATTGGCATCCCCTCCATCTGGAGATACGATGGCTGGACCTGCTTGAAGATAGTAGCCGAGACGGTCTACACTCCCTTCATAACCAATGTGAAGATCAGTTTGTGATCCACCATAGTCTGATCCATTCCAACCACTGTTGATTTCCGTGTTGACATATGGTCCAGCCATTGCAGGTGTCGCAGAGAGGGCGGACAGTGTGGCAAGTGCAATAAAAGATTTCATTTTAGTTTGTTTGTATTGTTGTTCGCTTTACTTTTTCTTCGTGTACTTGATGCCACGATAGCAATAAGTGACGGTCATAGTTTTTCCTCTATGATGTGAGCCCCGTTCCCTGCCCACACGTCATGCGTCAGCCGAAGCTGATGAACGGACTCCGTTATTTTTTAGGGGGGCGACCCTTCTTTGTTCCGTAAGTTCCTTTACCTTTGGGCATAATTTTTACCATAAAATATCGTAGGCAAAGCCATCAGTCATAGCTGTCATCTGCAGTGTCTGCATGATGCCTATCAAAACTGATAGGAAACCAGCTAACATCAGGCCTATGCCTAACGCTCTGAGGTTCTCCATGTTAATAAGCTAATAAAGATAAATGGATACCTAAGCATGTGAACATACCTAGGTGTAGTAATCTACCAATCATGATTAGAATTGTACGTCAGAACGTTCAAGTTTCTCCATTACTTCCCTACGGTAAGCAGGGTCTTTATCATATTTAGGATCATTCATTGCTTCAATTACTTGAGCTTGACTTTTAAATTGATCTCCACTATTAGTTGGTGCTTTACCTGTTAGCATCCTTCCTTCTGTT